ATATCTGAGTATAATAGTTCATCTTTATATTCTAAATTTGATATAATCGATTATCAGTTAAATACAGGTATTTCTGTAATGCCTAATTATACAGGTTTTGGAATAACTGGTTTGACTACTTGGTTCAACAATGATAGTTTAAATAATTTTTTAACTGATACCAGTTTTAGAGTTACAGGTTGGTTGAATAATGTATCTGGAAGTGGAAATTTATTTACTACAACTTCTGATGTTGATAATCGTGGAAGAGTCGATTTTAACGAATCTTATATTACATTATCTGACTCACAAGTTTTAAGTGGTTCTGGTTTTAATTCAGATTCTAGAGTTTTATTATTAGCTTTTGAAGTTTTGACTCCATCGAATATCACTGAACAAACAATTTGCAAATTTGGAACAGGGGATAATTATGGATTATTAAAAGTAAATGGTAAGGACGAATTATTTTCAGCAAAATTTATACTAGATAATCAACAGTTCGATGCTATTTCTAGCATTTACGATGATAAGAATATTGTAACTTTAATTCAAAACTCTTCAGCTAACACTATAAAAATTAGACAAAATGGATATGAATTAGGAACATATTCGTCTTTTAATAATTATTGGAAATCCGGTGAATTAACTTTAGGATTAAATCCTAACAATGTTGGCATAAGATATCATGAAATAATTCATTTCACTGGCTCTTTAAATGCTTCTCAAATCAATCAATATGAAAAATATTTATTTGAAAAGTATTTTAAAAACGAAGGTTTGTATTTTGCAAAAAATAATGTTCCAACTGGGTCTGATTATTCACCAATAACATATACTGGAAATAGTTATTGGACAAGAAACATAAATGATTTATTTTTTCTTTCTTATGGAAGTTCGGCTTCTTTTTCAGCAAAATTGTCTCCTTTAACATTTGGCGATGGATACAAGACAAATGTAACTAATGGGATAAATACATTAAGTTCTAAATTTAATATTGTTTATGATGGCTTAACGGATTTACAAGCAAAAACTTTAATAACTTATTTTGAAAACACCCCACAATCACAAAATAAGAGTGATTATGAAGGTTTTAAAGGAGTTGATTTAAATTTATTCACTCCTTACAAACAAGATTGCGAAACTTATTTTTTAAATATAAATCATTCTACTCCTTACAATGATATTAATAAAATTAATATAGAAGCAGAATCTTTTTATGAAAGTTGTTTAAATTATAAAGGCATGTATGTTTTGTTGGACGAAAAGAGTATAAAAACATATACCGATACTACATTCGAATTTGCTTATAATGATGTGTTTTATTATCCATCAACAAATTTTTCTCAAAGAGGGTATTATTTTTACACTGGACAAGCTAAAGGTGTGGCTCAAGGTTCCACTGGTCCTTTATCCCCTCAAAACAGTCCAACAGGAGTAAGTACTTATTTTACTAGAGATTTTTATTTTAAACAAGATATTGATTACGATATTCAAGAAAATATAAGAATTAAATCAGTAGATTTTAAAAACTCTACAAAAGAGTATAAAAAAGATGGTGAGTATCCTAACGTTTTTGAATTTGAAGTTAAATTAACGAAACGATCAAATAAAGAAACTCTAGCTATATTAAAGTTTTTAGATGATAAAGCGGGATTTAAAATTTTTAATTATACTTTGCCTCAACCGTATAATAAAACTATTCAAGTTTATTGTCCTGAATGGAATCATACTTATCAATTTTATGACAACAATAGTATAAATGCAAAATTTATTCAGTTTAATAATAAATTCTCAGCATCAACAGTTTTCAATTCATTAATAACTTTTACTTCATGAGTACATATTTAACAGGCGTAAGCTTAGGACAAGTACCAACTGGATTTGGTGGTTATACTGGAGTAGTTATTCAAAATAGTGGTAATTTTCCAGTTCAGTATAATATAAATATATCTAATACTACTTTTGATGCTTCTGTAACTCCTGCGACAGCCGCAGATGGTTTGCTATATGATACTATATTTATATCTGATTCTTTAGATTATTTAGATCCAGATCAAAAACAAATAACAAAAATAATAAATTGTAATGAATCGGGATCTTTTTATATATTACACAGTCCATTTAGAACTTTTAATTTATCTACAGATAGATCACAAGGACAAGAATACGCTACTGTAACAATTGATTCGCAATCGAATATTGGTGACTCAGATAGTAATTTAACTATTGATGTTACTGGAAACAGAATAACAGGATTCCCTATTCCTAAAAAACTTGGTAAATTTTATGCTGTAAAAGACTATTCAAAAATAGACGCAAGTCCAAGTTTAAGTTTTTATTGGTCTTGTATTAATAATTTAGATTATTATACAGGATTTAAGTTAGAATTGTCTACTGATTCGTCTTTCACTTCGCCTGTTATTAACTATGAGTATGTACAAGAAAATGCAGATGGTGTGTTTCCTTTGTATGGAGGTTATGATGGTTTTAACAATGAAAACCATTCAGTTACAAAAACAAACTTATCTTTTAATCAAAATTATTACGCTAGAATTCAAGCAGTTAATGTGACTGGTGGAACTGGAGAATATACTTATGCTACTGGTTATGATTATGATTATCCTATATTAGATGATGCTACATATAGTGGAAATCATGCAAGCCCAGGTGAAAATTTAATAATAACTCCAACTATATTATATTTAAATTATTTATCTAATACTGAAAGTGATTTTGATTTATTTGACTATCTTTACAAACAGAATGGAGATTCAGCAGATTTTAGAAAATACTCTGGAATAAATGTAAAATTTTCTCCAAGTGATAACTCAATTGTTAATGCAACATATAAATCTTCCGACGTTTCTAAAGGAGCTATTAATTTTATACCCAGAAGTAATATACAAATGGCTTTTAATACAGGAGTTGGTGGTATATTTAGATTAGAATTAGAATTTGAAAATGTTAATTTATATGGTTATGGCGGTCAAGGGGTTCAGGTAAGGGGTGATGGAGATTTTTCAGCAGCAACAAATGGTGGTCCAATATTTAAATTTGATGATGTAAAATACAATGATACATCTGATAGCTTAAACACAAGAACTATACAATATTATATATATAAAGATTTAGATAGCATTTTTTATGCGGGTATTGGTGGAGGACAAGGTTTGTTAATAACCGATGAAACTAATAAAGGTTTTTCAATACCAATAAATGGATCAGAAATAAAAACAATAAACTACATTAATTTAAAAAATCCATAATATGGGACAATACACAATAGGAACTATTAATTATCTGGCTGAAGATAAGGCTGTTATATCTGATGAAAATATAAGTACTGCTATAAATATATATAAAGTTGATCCTGCTTCCAAACCAGTCAACGATTCTGTATCTAGTTCACAGACCGCTACTCTAGTGCCATCAGTAGATTCAACAACTATAAATGCAAATGGACAAACCGTAACTCCTCTTTCTCAAGGGGTAAGCGTTAATGGTGTTGGGTCAAATGCAGACTCTGGAAAATTAACATCTATAGCGTCAAGTACATTACCAAATATATACTTTAATATAAGAAAAAATTCATTTGATAGCAAAAGTTTATATTTTAGATTTAAAACAAGTGATATATCTGGTTCAGCGGGCGCACAAACAAATACTTGGGCATCAGATACTAATATATTATCTGGTTTGTCGTTAACTGGAGATGCTAACTGTTTAACAGTTACACAAGCTTATGGTCAAAAATTTTACGAATTAGCTTCAGCAAAAAGTATTAGCATATCTGATTTTTCTTTTAATGTGCCAAAAAATCCAAGTTATGCTTTTTTAGTTTATGCTTTAGCTAACGCAAGTACAACAAGCGCTTTATTTTCACATTCTAATCAAATTCATAAATTTCAAGCGGCTTCAGATAGTGGTGCAACAATATATAATAATAGTCATAAGGCTGCAAAAAGCGGTCAGCCACAAAGAAATTATAACGTTTTTTCTTTATCTCCATTGTTATCTTCACAGTTCGTCTCTGAATATCAACAAAGAAACGGTTTAGATACAGTAAATATAAAAAATACTTATTTTTCTAGTGACTTTGACGTTTTTCAAAATACCACTGGTGTTATAACAGATTCTGGAGTAAACAATGTTAATCCGCCGCCTAAATTTATTTCTAATAAATTTTTTAATTTATGCAATACGCCTAATTCTTTAGCGTCTCCAACAGCAACAAATACTCCATTTATAATTAATCAAGGAGCTTCGGATATACCTTTAAATACTTTTTCTTTATTTTTTGTCGAAATGTATAGTTATTTAGAATTGCCGTCTTCAAATCAACAAAATGCTGCTTATAATATTTTAAATGTAATTACTAAAATAAATGGTTTAACATCTTATACAGCAAAAATATTAATAAAACCAGATGTAAATTATTCTAATAATATAAATTGTAATATTTCAATTGGAAATAATCCAGGTTCTGGTGGAGTAAAAATGTTTTTGTTTGATTATTTATATGGAACTTCAAGAGACGTTTCTTCAATGACTCAAGATAGAAATCTTATTTTAGAATCGTTAGGTTATGATAATAGAAAAGTTTTATTAAAAAGTTCAAGCGATTTACAAATGACTAACGCAACTTCATCTTTAAGATTTCCAGCGAATCTATCGCATCCTTTTTTGAACATGTATTTTAGTTAATAGTGTAAATTTATTTTTAATTCTTTATTATATTAAAATGTCAAATTTATTTTTATTGGATAATACGAGTGTTTTAGATCTTTTTGAAATAAAGCTAAATGATTTTGATGGATATTTTAGGTTTCATGGATCTAAAAACTTAAAATCAAACATTATTTTTAAAGAAAAAGAGTATATTTTTATTCCTTGCGAGATATCTAATTTGGAATATTCTTCAGAAGCGAAGCAAAATAGACCTACTTTATCTATAGCAAATGTAAATAATTATATCAGTAATTTGATAAAAGACAGAAAAGATCTTATAGGTAAGCGTTTTTATAGAAAAAAAATACTAACAAAAGATTTAGATGATGTTAATTTTGGTGGATCTAATAAAAACACTTTAGGAGTTTCTTCTTTTTCATCTTTTATATCTGTTGATACGTTTGTTATTCAGAAAAAAAATTCTGAAAATAAAGATAAAGTAGAATTTCAATTGGCTAATATTTTGGATTTGGATGGTCAAACGGTTCCGTCAAGAAAGGTTTATAATGATATTTGCCAGTGGCAATATAGAGGATATGGTTGTAATTATGGAAAATTATCTGATTACGATGGCCCAACAATACCAGTCAAAATAACAAATTTTACCACTCTCGCTTCTGTAATAAGCGCATCTTCTAATGATTTACTTATTACAAATTTATCGTTATGGTTAAATAATACTACTCAAAAAACGTATGGTTCTACTACTGAGGTGGCAGCATCTTCTGGGAAAAAATATTTATTTCAAAAGGTGACAGCTTGGGGAGACAGTTCAACTATTATAAATACTTCTGGATCTGCTAAACCAATAACTCTGACAGGTAATTTAAAAAAATTTACAAATTCAGGAAGATTAAATAATCAAGAAGGAGCATTCTTATTAGCTGAAGATTCGTTGTTAATTGATTCTTTATTTTTTGGATCTGGTAATGACTTGACTATTTTTTACGTTTCCGAAACTACTAATAAAAGATTCGATACGGCTAGAAACGGTGCGCCGAATGGTGGATATATAGCTAGAGGGTTAGCTTCAAGCACGGAGGCTTCAAATAAAAATTTTTTACTTGGTTATGATAAAGGTTGGGCTGATTTAGTTTATCCGTCTAACACATTCAAAGAAGATAAAAAAATTTGGGGCTATTATGATTTATCTCCAAAAATATACGGTTACACTCATAAAAGCGGAGAAAAAAATGCATTGTATAAAAATGGAACACAGCTATTTTCAAAAAATATTTCATCAGAACTGGATTCATTAAAATTAAGTTTTAATATATTAGGTGAATCAAGAAGTGATATTGTTGTTTATGAAGTAATTGTTTTTAATAAAAAATTAAACGATGCTGCAATAAAATCTGTTTTTTCATATCTATCTATTAAGTATAATATACAAATATCTAATTATTACCAAAATCTTGAAACTATTAAAGGGTCAACAATTTTCAGTCAATCAGCTTTTACTCAAGAAGGAAATTTAGGAGTTGCAGTTGCAGATGAAAATAATAAGCTATTTTTAAAATACCCAGATAATATTTATTCTAATTTTGAATCTTATGGTTTAACCAGTTTAAGTTATAAAGGCGATTACAATAGTAATACAGTTTATTCGCAAGGAGATTTTGTAAAAATAGATGAAGAAATTGATTTCGATTTTAATGAAACAGTAATTCAAAAAAATTCTATTTTGCCTTCTCGTTTTTTTGTTTGTTTAAGCAATGAGGGAGTATCAGCTAAACATCCTATGGATTATACTAATATATGGAAAGAGGACAAATGTTCTAGAAATTTAAATGGTTGTTCTTTGAGATTTAATAATATTCAAAATATTCCTTTTGGTTCGTTTCCTGGAACTTTAAGTTATGATTATAAATTACCAGGATCTTAATAAAAATCTTTTAGAAGAACTAAGAAAAGAAAGTTTATCTTCAGATGATGAAATCTGCGGTTTTTTATTAAAAAAAAACAATGATTATTATTTTAAAAAAATGGTAAACGTTCATCCAAATCCTAAAAGTTTTTTTCTTATATCTCCAAAAGAAAGCGATTATTCTGATGAATGTATCGTTTTTCATAGTCATCCAGAACATGTAAAAGAAAAAGGATTTTCTAAATGGGACTTAGAAAATCAAAAATATTTTTATTTGCCGATGCTTTTATACAGTGTAAATAATGATGAGTTTTATTACAAAAACATATGATAAACATAATTTTAGAAGGCGTATTGGGAAAAACTCTAGGAAATTCATGGAGTTTAAATGTGAATTCTGTTTTAGAAGTTTTTGAAGCTATAGAGGCTAACACAAATAGAATAACAAAATTTTATAAAGATTTAGAAAAGACAATGACGCATTTTGTTGTTTATATAGATGATAAAATCATGCCTCACCATTTATTAAATAGTAAAATTTTAAATTCTGGATCTACAGTGAAAATACTTCCTATCATACAAGGATCTGAGCCAACTACTATGATAATAATTGGATTAACTTTAATAGCTTTATCAATAGTTTTATCAATCGTATTAAGCCCAAAACAACCTAAAGACGTAAAAACAAACTCAACAATCATTGGTGGAATAAGAAATGTTTTGAATAGAAATATAGCTGTACCTATTGGTTATGGAAGGTTGAGAATAGGAAGTGCAGTTATTTCTAATGATATTGGAATTTCTGCTGCCGAAGGAACGGTTTATTCCGTTGCTGGCGGAAGTTCTTTTGCTGGTTATGGTGGAGGCGGTAATGTTCAAATAGTTAAAAATTTGAATTAACAAAACATTATGTTTATAAACAACACCATTCCGTCAAATGTAACTCTAAGCGAAATAAAAGACAATAAGTTAGAAACAGATGAGAGGCTGATAACTACAGATTTAATTTGCGAGGGAACAATTGAAGGCTTAGTTGATAAAGATGGTAATCTTTTGAAATACGTATCTGTAAATAATTCTTCCGTTGATTCAGATTTGTGTTTAGGAAAAGGCGTTTATTATAATGATGTTCCTTTGATTGATAGCAAATTAAATAAATTAAACTTTGTAAATCTTGGCTTTAATATATCTTATGGAGAAGAGGTAAGTCGTCCTTTTAATGAATTTCCTTCAACGATATACAGGTATAATCAAAAAATATATTTAAATGAATCTGATTATACAATAGATAATCCGTTAATATCTACCGATAAGTCTAATGTTTTTTCTTTTCAAGATGTAGATGGCGTATCTGTTTTAAAATACAATTCAAAATCAACCGCGACAGCCACACCTGTTGTCGGCGATTTATCTTCGTTAAAAAAACGTTTAGATGAAGCTAAAAATAATTGTCAAGAATTCACTCATAAAATACAAAATAAATATGCTGATTTAATTTCTGTTCAAGTCAAAATAGATCAATTGTTTAATACTGATAAAAACGGAAGTACTCAGCCTTCATCATTAGTTTATGTTATTGAATTTAGCGAAGATAATTCTGCTGATAGATATTTTACAATTTGTTCAGTAGTAGGAGTGTCTAAATCTGGTTATGTTAATGAAGTGTTTTTTGAATTAAATCTCAACAATCAAAAACAAAATTCTTATTATATAAAAGTTTATTCGTTAAGTAGAAAAATACAGCCAGACGATCCTAAGACATTTAAAGAGCTTTCTGTTTCATCGATAATAGAGAAAGTTACAACTAGAGGATCTTTTAATTATCCTTTTTCGGCTTTAGTAAAATCTTCGGTTAGTTCAAGACATTTTCAGTCTGATCCTAATAGAACATTTGATATGAAGATGTTGAAGATAAAAGTTCCACAAAACTACGATCCAGAAGCTAGGGAATATGTTGATAATTGGAATGGAAATTACGATGGTTTTTTAAGATGGACTGATAATCCTGCATGGATATATTATGATTTATGTACTAATTCTAGATACGGAATTGGCAATGGTAAGATTTTTGAAAAAGATCTTAATAAGTGGGAGCTTTATAAAATATCTAAATATTGCGATGAATTAATTAAGTCTAATGAGCCTACAACATGTCCTGAATTTTCTTTTTATAGAAAGGATGCCGATGATAAAAATTGTATATTTATTGCAAAAACAGATGCAATGTCGTTGTCAGATTTTATAAAAAAATTTCCACCAGTAATAGTGATATCTAGTACGGTTGTCAGTAATCCAGCTTACAATGGCGGATTTTGTAACTCTATTATATTTTTATACGATTTGCTCGATTCAAATAATAATAAATTAACCGTAGGGCTTAAAAAAATTATATGGTCTATAGAAGATTTGGGAACATCATTTAAAATAAAATTAATAAATGATTTTGGCCCAAGAAGAGCTTTTGAAAATGAACCTACTGGTGATTTGTTAGCTTCTTTTATTAAGTATTGTGATTTTGCATCTACAACTGGAGATTTAACTTCAAGAATACAAAGATCTTTAAAAAATTCAGAATCTGAAGCAAAAAGTCAAATATTGAATTGGTTTGCATCAAATGTTAATAATCCAAAATACTCTAATTATATAAATTCTATAATAAATAAATCTTGTTTTAATAATGATTTATCAGATGGATCTGTTGTAAATGGAAAATGCTTGCCTAAAGTTAAAAATTTTAGAGATCCATTAGAAGCGAGATTTTCAGCAAACGTATTAATAGATAATGAAACAGATTGTTTAAAAGTTTTAAATGATTTGGCGTCAATTTTTAGAGGTTTGACTTATTATAAAAATAACTTTATAACAGCAACAATCGATGTCGATAAAAAAACTTCTTATCTTTTTAACAACACTAACGTAAAAGATGGATTATTTACTTATTCAAGCGGAAGCTTAGAAGCTTTATATACTGTGGCGAAAGTAATGTATAAAGATAAATTCAGTAATTTTAACGAACAGGTTGAAATAATTGAAGACACTAAAATGATGCGTGATTATGGAATCATAATAAAAGAAATTTTAGGTTTTGGTATTTCTTCTAGAGGTCAAGCTAGAAGAATAGGAACATGGATGTTGGCTACAAATAGATTTGAAAATCAAACAATAACTTTTTCAACAGATTTGCAAGGTTTAAATTTAAAACCAAGTGATGTAATTCAAGTACAAGATCAATATAAAAATGATTCTTTTTTACAAGGAAGAGTTACTTCCGTTGATTATACATCAAAATTTATAACAGTTGATAGAAAATTAAATTTAAATTTAGCTGGATGCATAATAAAGTTTATTTTCGATAATATTTCTAAATCAATAGAAGATTTAAATGCTTTATCTTCAGTTTCTTTATCTGATGTAGACTCTTTAAATGCGTCTGATGTGGTAGAGTTAAAAATAGATAGAATAGAAAACAATACTAATAAAATTTATTTTGACGAAACTTATAATTATAATTTAATAACAAGAATTTTACCATCAGTGCCTTTTGTAATTATAGATCAAACGACGAATTATAGTAAGAATTTATATAAGGTTGTAACTATTTCAGAAGTTGATAATAATGAATATTCATTTTTTTGTATAAAACACGATCCTTCAAAATACGAAACTCTAGATCAAAATGCTTTTGAAAATCCAAATTCAAACAGTATAAATAATACTATTGTATTTTCTTCTTATGATAATTTACAAGAAATAGATTTAACGTCATGTGCAAATTATTATACATTAAATCAAAAATTAACTTATAATAATGTTAGTAAGTCTAAAATAGACTATTATTTAAATGATGCTTCTTCGATATCTGCTGATCCTAATTTTGCTACTTTAACTATTAATTTTACAACAATATACGCTTATTTAGCATCAAACTCTAAAATAACTGAAATTTTAAACGCTTCTGGAGGTATTATTTGTAAAGTCACATTCAAAAATCAATCTATCAAGTTTTTATCTCCAGCTTCATCTTATTCTAATAAGACTATTTTTCTTGGAAACTACTCATTTGGTGGACAAATATCAGCTTTATCTTCGATAAAATTTTATTTATACAACAAAAATTTTCAAATAATAGAAGTGTAATATAGTATATGCCTGTAATTACTGGTCAAAATTTAACGGATTATGCGCCTTTTTTAATATCTGATTTGATATTAAGTAACAAAAGCGATTTTACTTCTTTAAATTATTCATTGTCTCCAGAAAGTTTTGGTTTACCTTTCGATTCAAAGTTTGTTTCTGGAAACATTGCTCAAAGTTCTTTAAATTTTTCTTTATCTATTGTTGATCCGTATAATGATAAAACGATAAGTAATTCTATAGTTTTATCGGATGTTTTTTCTGGTATTAAAGTCGATTTGTATACTCAAAATAGAGATTACGTAGGTAATCTAGTGCGAAATACTAATAACACTCAAATACAAATAGATTCAAAATCATTTTCTGATCTTATAGGCGGTTATACTGGTTTTGATAATCTTAATAATTTAAGAACTTTTTTCATTGACTTTTCTACTTATGATTTAAATGGTAGTTCTGATGTTTATTATTTTTTAGCTAATTATCCTAAAGTAAATATAACGGGTTTTGATATAAAAAATTTAAACCCCATTTCAGTAACTCCTTTAGTAGATGATTTCAAATTTTTAAAATCTGTTGATATTTACGCCGTTCCAAACCCAAGTGTAGTTCCTTTGTCTGGAACTTATGATTTTGCAAATAGTGGTATTTTCACTTCTGCTTTCAATTATGAATCGAATAGATATCAACAAACTTTTTCTATATCTCCACCTTCTTATATTGATACTGATTTAAACATAACTTTGCCTTTTAATATTGTTGCGATTCCTAATGATTATTTATATACTGGAGCTTATTTTTTATCTTCAGGAATCAAGTCTTCTTATTATAACACAGATTCTGTACCAGTATCAATTAATAACATTACTGGTTATATAAATTGTTCGCAGAATGTTTTTGATAAAAATTTAGACATACAAGCGATTGTTAAGTGGGACGCTATAAAAACAGATAATTCATTATCTTTTGAAACATATGTTTATGAAGATGGAGTGGATAATGCAAGTTATGTATTTGCTTCTAATAATTCTAACGTAGAAGCGATAAGTCAGATAAATTATGGTACTGGAGAAAATTTAATTCGTAATAAAAATCAATCAACTTACTATTCTGGAACTGAACCTATTTTTAAAACATATGGCGCTTCAGGAATTCGTTGGTCAGATCATACATTGTTTATAGATAATTATTACTCTTTGCCTTTAGGTTTATATGGCACTAATAAGAAATTAAACTATATAACAGAAGTTAGAATACCTTCTGGCGTAATAAATACTCCTGAAGTGTATTTTGTATATGGATATAATACTGGAAACGATGAATTTTTCATATTGCCAAGCGGCGGGTTATATACAGGAAGTATTTACACAGGAACTTATTCAGGATATCGTAAGTTTTCTAATTTAATTCCTGATTTAGAGTTTACTTATTTAGGGGTATCTTACCCTGCTGTTGATCCAGGTGTTGGTAATTTAACGTCTGATATTTCTTTATCTTCTGATAATATCACTCAAATTTATCTTGACGCTACAGACGACAATGGGTTTAGTGTTGCGACTTGGTTATCAAGTCTTTCAGCTTTCATTAAAATTTCGAAGAAAAATGATATTAGTGTCTATCAAATACTAAATGTTAGCACTGACACAAATGAAGGCAGTTGGTTTACGTTAGATGTAACAAGTTTTAGAGATAATAATGCCGTGGGTTTTCAAGTTAATGATCAATTAATAATTTCTCATGTTAAACCCAGTATTGAACAAGTTGTAAATGAAACTGGTATTTTATTAGCATCGAGAATAACAGGCTCTTCTGACTTTGTATTTTCTCAGTTTGAGCCTTCAGTTCAATTTCCAGTTAAGCCTAATAAAAATTACGATGTAAAAGTTAGAGCTTCTTATCAAGATGGAAGCTACTCTGATTTTTCTGATATTCTAAGATTTACAAAAAATCAAATACAAACAGAAGTCTATAGAGTTTTTCCAAATAAATATGTTATTGATGGTCTAGGTGTTAGTGGATATATACCAAAATTCTCTGATTCGGATACATTAACAACAGGTACGTTATATTATAGCGGTAGTAATAATTTAGTATTTACTGAATTGCCAACAACGACAACTTCAGAAAATTTATATAAATTAGTAGTTGAAGATAATATTGTAAAAAAACAATTAGATACAGGGAGCGGCACTTCTTTAATTGAAGAGTTTACAAAAGTTGGTCATGGTTTTAATGTTGGTGATGTTATCGGATACGCAGGAGGGACAAATTATTTTAAAGCGCAAGCAGACAGCGCCGCAAATGCAGAAGTATTGGGTGTCGTTAAATCAGTAAATGGAGATACTTTTAAAGTAGTAATAGATGGATTGATAACTGGTTTGTCGAGTTTGACCGCTGGGACTATTTATTTTTTAAATGAACTTACTCCTGGGACATGGCAACCAGTTGAGCCTTCTGCCTATGGAACAATTTCTAAACCGATTTTATTCGCGTTAACAAGTACAACTGCAAATGTATTAACTTTTCGTGGTGTTGAAATTTCTCCTTTAAGCGGAACTTCTGGTTCATCAGGAACAAGCGGATCAAGTGGATCAAGTGGAACAAGCGGATCGTCAGGCACAAGTGGGTCATCGGGAACTAGTGGAACAGCAACACAGGCAAGCTCTTTAGCTAAATATAGTAATACCGCTCAAACCATACCTCCGAGTACAGATACTAAAGTAGATTGGAACACGGTTGATGCTGCAAATAGTCAAGGAAATACTGGTTTAACTTTTACTTCATCAAATAGATTTACAAATAGTTCTGGAGCGCCTTGTATTGTAAATGTTGATGGTTATATAAGTTGGGCATCTGGAGGAGTTTCTGGTAAGACAAGGTCGGTATTTATAGTTAAGAATAGCGCCTCTCCTTCTCAACCAAGATACTCTTATAATAGTATTCCAGCCAATGATGATTATCCTGTAACAAATTTTAGTTCTACATTAACATTATTAGATACTGAATTTTTTGAAATTTATGTTTTTCATAACGATTCTTCTTCACAAGATATAAATGTAAGAAATAATTTTCCTGCTAGTAGAATTTTAATTACTAAAGTTGAAGGCGTAGAAGGTCCGTCTGGAACAAGTGGATCTTCTGGAACAAGTGGTTCTTCTGGAACAAGCGGTTCTTCTGGAACAAGCGGTTCTTCTGGAACAAGCGGTTCTTCTGGAACAAGTGGATCATCTGGATCAAGTGGTACTTCTGGATCAAGTGGCACTTCTGGATCAAGTGGCACTTCTGGATCAAGCGGTACGAGTGGATCATCTGGATCAAGTGGTACTTCTGGATCAAGTGGTACTTCTGGATCAAGTGGCACTTCTGGATCAAGTGGCACTTCTGGATCAAGTGGCACTTCTGGATCAAGCGGTACGAGTGGATCATCTGGATCAAGTGGTACTTCTGGATCAAGCGGTACGAGTGGATCATCTGGATCAAGTGGTACTTCTGGATCAAGTGGCACTTCTGGATCAAGCGGTACGAGTGGATCATCTGGATCAAGTGGTACTTCTGGATCAAGTGGTACTTCTGGATCAAGTGG